CGGCACAAAGTTCGATATGCCCACGTTAAACAAAGAATTTTTGCTTCATAAAATGCCGCCACCACCACCTATGAAACAAATAGATTTGTTAAGAGTGGTCAAAAGTCAGTTCAGATTTCCAAGCAACAAGCTCGATTATGTGGCGCAGCGTTTAGGATTGGGCAAAAAGAAAGAGCATGAAGGTCATACGCTATGGATTAAATGTATGGCAAATGATAAAAAAGCATGGGCAACCATGAAAGAATACAACATTCAAGACGTTTTATTGCTTGAAAAGTTGTATAACAGGCTTTTACCTTGGATTAAAGCTCCATTAAATATGGCTTTAATGAAAGATAGAGATGGGTTTGTATGCCCTACTTGTGCTAAATCTTCTTTAATTAGCAAAGGATTTAGATACACTACAACTGGGGCTTATCAAAGGTATCAATGTAAGGCTTGTGGCGCATATTCAACCGATACTCGTACTGTAATTCCTCACGCTAAACTTAAACATTTATCTTGAAATTAAATCCTCAAATTCTCGAAAACATTTATTCAATGTTATGGACTTGTGAACCATTTACAAGGTGGAAGCTGCCATTGCCAGAAGAAGTTAAGTTTGTGGTTGATTTTGACCCAGAAACAATGGGTACTTATATGTACGATGATGGTGAAAAGTATGAACATGTAATTACCATTTCTGCGGCTAAATGTGGCTTTCTTGAAACGTGTATAAAAGTCATGGCGCATGAGATGATTCATTGTTCTAGGTCTGGCACTATAACCGATGCTTGGTTAAAGCATGATGCTACATTTAGACGCAGAGCGCATAAGATTGGTAAAGAATTAGGCTTTGACCCCTTGGAATTGTAAAGTTTTCAGTAATTATTGTAAAGTTTATAAACCTAACAGTTCGTTGACTTTCTCCAATAACGCTTCCTGGGTAACAGCCCATTTAGCTTCAAAACCTTTTCTACCCAATCCGTGAACACCGGTATTTCCACGATGGTGTTCTGGGCATAACGGAAGGATATCGGATGCAGACCTCGGCTGACCAAACCGCCTGTAGTGATGAAGCTCGGCTGGACTGTCTTGTACCCCAAGGGCGGTACGACACAGAATACATCCGAGTCGGGCAATTTTATCAAGAGCGATTTTCTCATTTTTAGTGGACACTATTGTGACTAGCCCAATCTTCTAGCTCTTGCGCTGTTTCAGTAATAGAACAAGCGATCAAATACGCTTCTGTTTTACGATTTTTTAATACCGCATTAAGAAAAGATTTAGTAAGCTTGTTTAATTTAAGTAATGAGTCTGCGTAATCTGTCATCTTGTTATTCTTTCTATGTTTCGGTTTGTGGCTTGTTCAGATCGCCAGGCTTCAAATTCCATTTGAGCTTGGGTAAGTTCTAATTTTAACAATGCTTCTTTTGCTGTTGCTGCATCTATATCATTGCAATATTTTTCAAATTCTGCTGAAGCATAAGCCTCACGTTCTTGTGCTCCTAAAGAAGATTCATTAGATTTTTTCATCATAATGGCAACAATCATTTTCTTTTTTTCGCCAAGCCCAGCTAAATAACCTTTAGCTTTTGAATAATCCAATTTAAATTTTTCGTAAATATCATAAGCGTTGTATGGATTAAATTCTTTCATTTAACAATCTCCATGCTGTTGATGCCACTCTAGATACTTGTCCGTTTCCAATGGCTTTAAGTCTGTCCACCCTTGCGGCCACCCCATCAGCCACTCTACCCATGTTGGGTTCAGGCGGCCAGTCGTATTGGGTTTTTCTTTGCTCATGACTACTTCGCCCAAATTGCTTTTCCAATATGTATTGTTTGGGTCTAAATGACGGCTGATTGCGTGTCTTGAATCTTGACAAACTGGAGTCGGCCACATTTCCATTCTTTTCTTCAATGCTTTTCTTGAGTTGCTTCCACCATCCAATCCCGTTGTATTGGGAGTGTGAAAGAAATTCTCGTTGTTTGGCACATATCCAAATTCTTTCTCTAAGATGAGGTGCGCCCACATTTGCTGCTCCAAGCACTCCCCATTCTGCATCGAACCCCATTTCGGCCAAGTCTCCGAGTACAACTCCAAGTCCTCTAGAAGTGAGCATTGGAGAGTTTTCCACGAACACGAATTTTGGTCGTACTTCGCAAACAATGCGAGCCATGTGTTTCCACATTGAACTTCTTTCTCCTGTAATTCCTGCTCCATTACCGGCGGCAGATATGTCTTGACAGGGAAATCCGCCTGAAACAACATCAACAATTCCTTGCCAAGGCTTTCCGTCAAAGGTTTGAACGTCATCCCAAATCGGGAAATTCGGGAGAAGTCCGTCATTTTGTCGGGCGCACAATACGCTTGCTGGATAGGCTTCCCACTCAACGGCACAGACTGTTCGCCATCCAAGCAAATGTCCCCCAAGTATTCCTCCACCAGCGCCTGCGAAAAGAGCCAACTCATTCATATAGCCCTCATTTAAGGTTTAACCACAAGCCAGTTTGACCTATTGCATAGCCAATCCAAATAATAGAATTAGCTGTAGCCCCTTTTTGAAACTGTAAAACTCCGGTGATTAAATATCCAAGCCCTGTTGCTGCGACAATGTATTTTTCCAGCACTTGTATTCCCCCTTGTTACCTAATTTCCATTGTTTATAAAAGTCATCAAATACTACTTTACTAAAGTTTTTGTCTGTAATGTAGCTCCTAAACCAACTTAATCCTTTTGTGTGGCGTAAGTGCAACAAATACCTTACAGCGCATTTATGCTTGTGTTCTAGATCGCAATTCCCTTTGTTTGATGACATAATCCTTCATTTCGTAGTAGCTTCCAAAACGAGCTAATTTTGGGTCTTTACCGCACTCAATTTTATATGCTTCTTCAATTTGCTCATTTGTTACTAACGGAAGTTGTTTGTGTCTAGTAACTTCTTCTTTTACCCATTCGGCTTTAAACCCTGCCCAACCACGCTCACAACACATCTGCATTACATCTGAAAGTGACATTTTAGCCTTGTCAGCTTCTCTTTGCAGACCCTTGTAAGCAGTTTCTGTCCATTTGGCTTTCTTTGCTTTACGCACTTCTAAATAATCTTTAAATAAAGAATCAGATACACCTTCAGGTGTCTTTATTTGGTTTATGGTTATTGGTTTATGGTTATTGGTTGGTTGAACGCTCGTTGAACGGGCGTTGAACGCTCGTTTAGCGGCTGATGCTTTTCCAGCTTTAGATGCACTATTTAACTGTTTATGATATTCCGCAATAATCTCATCACACCTAGTATGTTTCCAATGCCCATCTTCTAAAATAAAAAATATTTTTAAAATAGATGTTACAAATTCGTCATGCAATCTGGCATTTACTTTGGTACAAAGCACACCAATATCATTGGGTAATGGTTTTTCTGTATCGTAATAAAGCCACAACAGCTTAAGGTAAACTCCAACTTCTTCGTTGGTAAGATAAGAAGTGTCTTTTATAAAGTCACCGATGTGATGCTGATAATAGTGCATACAATTCCTTGTCAAAGGTAGTCAAAATAGGGTGGACTTGGCAGAGAAGTGACTAAGTTCCTTTTTGGGTCAAGTAATGAGCTTTTCCCTAGCCTGTCCATAGATTTTACTACTTATTTCTGTTTTTTAGTTCTTTTTGGCTGAATAACAGTCTCAGCTTCTTCGGGTTTAATTCGATATTCATCAATTGCTTTGGTAAGGATACCAACAAGACCCCATTGGACAAGGGTTTCAAGCCCTTCTTTGTCAAAGTCAACTTGAGCGTTGGCTGATCCATCTTCGTTTTCCTTAATGATTTTTACGTCAATTTTCATTTTGTTGATCCCCCATAAACTTGATGATCCATATAATTTAATCGTTCTCTAAGTTGTGATAATTCTTTTGTTAAAAAATCAGTTCTGTATTGTAATTGTTTAATTTCTTCGTCTGCTCTTGCAAGCATTTTAAGTAACATTTCTTCTCTGTTCATTGTAGTTCGGGCCAAATAATATGCCAGGACTTAGGGAATATATCCTTGCGAGTGATTAAACCATGCGACTCTTTTTCAAGAGTTGCGCCTAAAAATGCAAATTGCGATGATGGTATGTTGTTTCTGCGCCACATAGATACTGCATTAGGCGATACACCTACCAATTTAGCAACTTTTGTAGTACCACCTAGCAAATCAATTATTGCTGAATCTGTTAGTTTTAGCTTCATTCAGTTATCTTACATCGTATGTCGTTATTTTGCAAATACTTGTTGACAGCCTATGAAATATGCTTACAATCAATCTTATAGCAATTTCGCTATGTATCTAAGGGGAATTTAGATGGGTGAATTAAATAAGCTGATGTTAGAGCATGAAGAATTTTTGGAAAAGGCTTTAGATGACATGGAGTTCAGTAATGAATTTATGTCGCAAGAGCAAGTTGACTGCATACGTCAAGCCTGTGGTAAGCCACGCAACGCACAAGTCAATCCAGTTTTGCGTGATGTTATCAATGATTTTGGCAAAATCTTTGGGGGTCAATTATGAACCAATCAGAGTCAATCGCTAAATTAGCTACAGCACTTTCTATTGTTCAGGGGAAATTGAGCCATGCAAAAAAAGATTCAGCAAATCCGTTTTTCAAGTCTAAGTACGCTGACCTTGAGTCTGTGTGGGATGCTTGCCGTGATCTTTTGGCTGCAAACGGCCTTAGTGTTATGCAATTCCCTGGCGAGTTTATTGACGGCACAATGTTAATGACCACAATCCTAGCTCACAGCTCTGGTGAGTGGATTGGTCAAGAGATGTCTATGCCAATAACCAAGCCCGATCCGCATGGAATTTCTTCGGCACTTACCTATATGAGAAGGCTGTCGGTAGCAGCAGTAACTGGAGTAGTGCCTGGTGATGATGATGATGGTAATGCAGC